AATTCTTTCCATACATTTTGTGTTTCCTTTGAGAGGTCAGCCATAGCCTCATTTGTGGCTTTAGAGCCATCTTTTGAGCGTATCTGGAACTCTTTCATGACATCATTCACGTAATCTAGGTTATAAACGCCAGCTTTTGCCCCACGCTCTAAAATGCCAAAATATTCTTCTGCTGAATAACCCATTTCTCCAAACAACGGTGCATATTCGGCCACATTATCGAGCATTTCATCAGAAAAATTAAGACCTCTTTGCGCTCCTGCTGCAAAAAGGTCCATTGCGGTTGCTGAATTAACACCAAAGCTACTCATCATATTGTTAGCAGCCCTGGTCACTTCATTTATATCCTCGTCAAAAGTTTTGGCAAATGATAAAGCCTCACCAGTAAATTGCTCTAAATCCGCATCACTTAATTCATGCATGTTCTGCTTAACCTTAGCGAGTGCATCCGTAACTTCTTCAAAGGAATCTCCATAGTTATTGCGAAATAAATTCTCTGCAGTCCCTTTTAAATCCTCGAAATCATCACCAATTAAGCCTGTTTGAGCTGATAAAGTGGCCAATTCTTGACTCATATCAGCTACTTGTGAAAGGGCATTAGCAAGAGCAGCTGCACCACCAAGCGCAGCCGCGGCACCACCTAACGCTTTCATCATTCCACCAGCATCATTAAAAGTGTTGGTAAAGCTACTCGTTAGTTCTGCTCCAAGTCTAAAAGCAATATCAAATACTTTAGACACTAACTTTCACCTCGCTTCTTTGGCTTTTGTGCATCGATCCGTTTAAATGTGTTGTACCAACCAAATAACCTACGTATAGATAGCTTTAAATAAAAATCGACTGGTGTTCTGCTTTGTAATGCACAATAAGTACACATCAAACGAATGCTTTCAGCTGGTTCCTTGGCTATTTGCCACCTAATAAAAAAAGCGATGTTCGTGTTGTAATCTTTGCGTAATCAGGTGCTGATAGTTTACGAATTAGATCAACATGAACTCTCGCTGCTTTTGATGCCACAATAGCTAGAAAAGGCTTAGACATTTCTTTTACCATAACCATTGAATTTTGTGGTGCTTCAGCATTAAATTGAGCCTCGGCTTTTTCAATATCCTCTCCAGTTAGACTTTCAAAATCTAAATTAATTTGATTTATTGTTTGATCTTCAAATACAATTGGTCGTTTTAAAGTAATCTGCGTCTCTAAGGCTTGGTTGTTCACCATTTCAACATTTGTTTTATCATTCATTGTTCATTTTCCTCCTATAATCCAATGTTTTTTCGTACTTGTTCTAAAACGTCTTTTCCGTTTATTACACAAATGAAATTAAATTTATCAATTTCAATCACTGTTTTTCCATCAATCATAATTTTGATGTAATGTACCTCAAACTCATTGGCTGTTTCTGTAGAAGCACCGATAGCAAGTTTCCCAGGATTAAGATTTATAGGTACACAACGTGTTTTAATAACAACTGATTGATTTACATATTCACCTTTACCTGCATCAAATAACTGTTGGTTTGCACGTAAATCTATCGAATGGGCTTTAGGTTCTGCAAGTGCAATGGCATCCTTTGTAATTGTTCGCCAGTTAATTTTTAAAGTTTGAGATCCGTAATGTCCCACAACAGGCGCATTCACTTCACCTGCAATGCCAGCACCTTTCATTGTTTCAGTAAGTGCCTCAAAAGACGGTAGCTCAACCTCGCCTGCACCTAGGTAATCCGTTACATTCTTCCAAACTGAGTATTGAGTTACTAATTGATCTTGTATATTCATTTAGTTTCCTCCTAACTAAAAAGCGCACTGAAATAACCAGGATCAAATTCAAATAATCCTTTTATTTCGCGCGCTGGTGTTCCTGGTGTGAGATACAAGTGGAAAGCATAAGAGCCATCCATTAGATCGGTTGTAGCGTTTTCTTCTTCTGCAAATTCAATTCGACCACCTAAGATTAACTGGCGTGCCTTTTTGCTGTTTAAATCTATATTTTTACTATCAACAATGTTTTCAATTAGCTTTGGATTTCCTGGCTTGTCTACGTTATTCCAAAACGAAAGAATAAATTGATTTTGCTCATAAATAAACACACGACGTACTGAAATAAAGGCATCCTTTGGATCAGTATTTGTTGGATAAACAGATGTCCGATGACCCCAAGCACGCCAACCTCCAGTCCAGTTAAGCGCTGTGACGATACCTTGGCCATTTAGATAGTTTGCCTGTTCCAAGCTAAGTAAAATTTCTGTACCATCTTCTAGTACAGCTGCATCCATTTGTAAGTTTTTATTTGAAAACTCTTCACATGGATAACCTTCGTTGCTTGCATCAACTAGGTTTGCTAAACTAGCTGCTTGTGTTGACATATGATACTGTTTTCCACCAAGAGATACTTTTGGCCAAAACACTAATAAATCTTCGTTATCTAAATTATTTTGATTTTTTACCATCGGGGCTTGTGTGTAATCTTTTACTTCAGTTGTTGAGAGGTCTGCAAATGCAGTAGCACCAAACAAACCGTTAATATTACTTACTTTGGCTTTCATAACAGCGGCTACAGCAGGATCTGTTGAATATTTAGGAGCAATAAGTATTCCTGGTACTTCGCGGAACCTTGGAAATACTTCGTTTGTTAATTCAAGTCCTTTTAGATTTCCTTCTTGTGATACACCGCCAATAATATCTGCGTTAGTGACCAGTGAAGGATCTAACTTTTTGTATTCCACTTTGATTTCGTTAGCGGCTGAAGTAAAAATGTGCAAATGGCCATTATCGTCAAATTCCACCTCATAATCTTCATACGTAGTGGCATCATCAACACTTTTAACGACAATAGTAGATTTAAGTACCCCATCTTCTTTAAGTACAGCTTCATTTTTAATTACAGGTAATTGTTTAGTTTCTGGAACAGAATGCTTTTCAGGATCTAAAACATTAATCATTACCAATGGAGCTACAGCAAAAAGCGCGAAATGCGAACTAATTGACTCACAAATTGTATATTTATCAAAATCATCAAGATAACCCATTTTCTTTACACATTCTGAATACGTATAGCCAAACATTGGTTTATTCACCAAAGATGCAGGATCTTCTGTCAAATGGATTGGAGCAGTACCTACAATAACAGTTAATCCAGCAGTTGATTTTACAGGTGGCTTAATAGATGTTGGTAACTCATGTGTATAGACCCCGTGTTGATAGCCAGCCATTAGTTAGCCCCCTTCCTTGGTACTGAATAGAATTCTCGTATTGCATTATAATAACGATTTTCTAGAGTACCTTTTACTTTAGTCCGACTTTCTACTTCTGCCATTTCTAAAATTGGCACAAATAACTTTTCTATTTCAGGGCATTTCTCAATAAAACTATTAATATGTGGTGTAAAAGTTGTTTCAATCACCGTGTATGTTGGCAAGCCCAATACATTAGGGCCAACATAGATTTTTTGAGTAATACTTGTTGCTGGAATAACATTTTCGTCAGAAATAATTGCTGATTTATCTTGCTCTACAACGCCTCCATCTAAATGCGTTGGAAGGGCACTTTCTATCGTTTCTCTTACTACTTCAGGAGAAACAGGCTCTACTTGGTTTTTAATACGTTCATTGGCCATTTATAAACCCTCCTTGTGTTAATGACCTACTTTCAAAGGTCAGTTGTACGCCTCCATAATAAAAGGGATGGCGTTCTTCTTCACTTCCATCTAGTGCCCAACTTAATGGATACTTGAATAGATATTTGTTCTCTAAAATAGGATTGCGATTGAAGTCATTCCAAATGGCTTGAATACAAGCCATTACATCATCATATCCCTCTCCCTCCAAACCCTCATTTTTCACACCAATTAAAACATTCAACACATTATCCTCTAAACTTTCATTACTCTCTTTTTGTCCTTGATCGATTTTAACCAAACAAAAAGGATACACTTCATCATGTGTATCCTCATCTGAGTAATTAAATTTGTCACTTGTTCTTTCGGGAATCTTATGACGAAAAATCTTAAATGGTGTTTGATTGTTATAGGAAGTTTTCAAAGGGAAATCTTTTAATATTTCAGCTAGTCTATCAACTAAAGCATTTTGTATGTTAGCAACTGTCATTTAACTCGCTCCTAATTGCCCTAAAATTCGATTGATTTCATGATTCAAACGTGTTTCATACGTAATCCATGATTGTTCATTAATTTTTCGTACCGTTTCCTCATTTCCAATCATTTGAGGTATTGAAGGACCAAAAAGTCTTGCAATCGGTAACCTTTTATTCGTTTCACGTTTAAATAGTTTAATACCATGTAAATTAGCTACAAATGCTCCTAAAACTTGTTTCATCCCATTCTTTTTAACAGCAATTTTTAACTGGCTTTTTCGTTTGGGATTGACTGTTTTAGGTGATACTTTAAATCGGTCTAACGGTACAGCCTTACCACTAGATCTTACTTCTGCTGATAAAACAGATTTACTTGCCTTTGTAATTTTTAATGTTGCTTTAATATCTGCAGGTTTAAGATGATATTTTGATCGTGTTTCTTTTGTAATATTGCTGGCGGTATTGGTGGATGCTCGATTTAATGAATTGGCTATCGCATTGGGAGCTCGATTAGCAAATTGACCAAGTCTCTGTTCAACATCCCTTAAAGCAGCAGCATCGACTTGAATCAACATACTCATTCTGTGTACCTCATTAGTCCAATTGTTAGCATTCCTAAATTATTACGGACAACTTTTATTCGATATTCTTTCCCCTCAAACTCCATTATCCTTTCAGGCTGCGGAATACCTCTAAAATAAGAGGACTCCACATGGAAAACTACATCACATGAAGCCAACTTCTTATCAGTATTAAATTGGACCATTTCATCACTATCACGAACAATTTTCATTGCATTTTTATTGATGATGACCGTTTCTGCAAACTCATTTTCATTTAAAAAAACATTATTTACATCTTGTAATAAGAAATCTTTAAAAGTCTTATTCATGATCATCATCTGCTTTTCTCACGCGGCGACCTTTTGGTTGTTCATCCTTACTATCTACTGCATTTGCTACTTTTGCAGAACCACCCTCGATTAATTTAGTAGCAAAGGCATCATCTGCTGAAAAAACTTCACCTGGCGGAATCATTCGTCCAGCGAACCATACATGAGTGATTGACTCTAAAATAATGGCCATATCATTACCTCCACTAATCGATTTTTACTCGGGCAATAGTTCCAGCTTGTGATTTTGGCTCAATAATCCAACCTGCAGGTGTAGCATCTGTTTCGGTAGCCTGTACCTTGCCATCTTTAAAATAAACAGTTTGGCCAATCGTAAATGCTTCTGTAGTAAGGGCAGGTAAATCATACACACCCATTACATTGATAGCTCCTTTTGTACCCACAGGAATTGCAGTAGCCGCAACACCAATGCGGTTGGATAAGGAGATAACTTCGCCTGCTACAATGTCCGCACTAGTGTTATTAATAAAATCAATTGTTTCGCCACGTTGTACATATTTTGCTTGCGCCATTTTGTCTTAACCCCTTCCTTATTTACCGTTGTTTTTAACTACTGTTTGATAATCTACAACTGTTACACCATAATCCATATAAATGTCCCATAGGAAACCTAGTTGGCCAGCTGGTGCTTGTTTCATGACAATCGTCGGCATATCTTTCCCATTTAGGAAATCAACTTGAATTGGTGAACGTAAAATATCTGATGTTACATACCATTCTAATTCGCCATTTACACTTGCATCATCAAGCTCTGCATCTGAAACGATTGTAAATTGATTATAGAATGGGTTTGGAATATTAGGATTCGCTTGTGATGGATCCACAGTTGAACCAATTAATTGACCTGCCTTTGTTTCAAGTGAA